AAGATTTTCTAGTGCTGAATTTAATAAAGATGATGTTGTTGAAACAGTTGAATATGCCATTACTGACTTCTACTCAAGATTCTTAGTTCAGGTTACTGATGATAAAAAGCAAAGTAGTCAACTTAGTGAAGTTGTTGTATTAAATGATTATGATAACACCTATACATTAAATAAACTTGATTTATTTACTGATGAAAAACTCGGTGAATTTAACGGAGATTTTGCTGCTAGTGGAGATACAACTTTGGTATTTGACCCAGCAAATCCAAATGATTTTAACTACAATATTAAAGTTTATAGAGAGTCATTTACCCCTACAGTTGGTGCAGGATTTACGGAATTTGGATGCGTTAGAATTGATGCTAGAACTAATTCATTAGGTCCTGCTGGTGGTGGTGGATTGGTTGGATTTAAAACTGATGTGTTTAGAGCATTATCTGGTAATTATGATACAACATACACCTTTGCCCAAGTTTTAGATACTGATACCAATAGAATGAACTACTTTGAAGTGGTAGGACATTATGATGGTTCAGATACTCACGTATCAGAGTTCTATTATGATACTTCACCATTAGAGCAATTCTCTGGACAAAACATAGGTACATTTGGATTGAATGTTTCTGGCGGAATCATTTCATTATCATTTGAAAACGATACTAGTAGTAATTTAATAGTTAAAACTAAAACAGTTGGTATTGGATCTACCTCGGTTGGTGTTGGTACATACCGTTATCTGGTTGATGGTCAAATTCCAGGAACAGAAAGAACTGCTAAATTTGATTCCCAGATAAAAATGATCACTGGTATATCAACGGTATTCCAATTTGATACTACAGAACAGTTTAGTCAAAAGTCAATAGTTAAAGTTTCTGTTGGTGATACAACAGCGGTTCATAATTTAACGGTAGTTGCTGATCAAACGAGGATGAATATTCAACATTCATCATTTATAAGTGTTGGAACCAATTCTGGTATTGGAACATTCTCTCAAGAGATAGATGGTTCTATTGCCACAGTCAAATTCCATCCAGATTCAGAATTTTTATCTGATGAAATATCATTACTATCTTATAGTCAACACATTTATGCAGATATTGATGAATTTAACTTCCCAGAGGATTTTACAACTGGAACTTTAGAAGAGAGTATTTCAAATGCATTCTATGGATCAATTAATGATTTTGGAAAAGATAAAAAAGACTTTGATTTAAATTATAAGAGAGTTCCTATTTTTGAAAAGACTTTTAATCCTGGAACCTCTACAATATTAAATCAATCTACAGGCGTCTTTAGTATTGACGATCACTTCTTTGAAACTGGTGAAGAGTTGATTTATACACCAGCATCAACATTGATTGGTGTTGCTGCATCTTCTGTTGGAATTGGAACCACTATTGTTAATGGAACAATCTTTACTGGTGATATTGTAGCAACTGGATTCTCTACTGTTACTGGTATTGCAAATTCTGAGGGATTAGCAGTAGGTTCTATTATATTTGGAGAAGGAATTCCTACAAATACAACTATAACGGGTATTAGTACTTTTGATACTTATTTTGTTGGTGATGTTATTAGTGCAGGATCTAGTGTAATTAGTGGTATTGCAAATACATCTCTTATTAAAGTTGGTGCAGGAATATTCTCTGGTGATAATACTGCATTGGGGTCAGTATTTGCGGTTGGAATTAATTCAATTACGGCATCGGTAAATATCGATGGTGGAGATGATAGAGTTTACTTCACAGACACTGCAAATTGGTCTGTAGAGATGTCAAATGTTTCTACTGCGACTACTTTTAGGGGAACGCATACAACAGGCATTACAACCGATATAATGCCCGAAAGAGTTTATGCTATTAGATTAACAAAAGATACCTTCAAGTTAACTGGAACTGCAGGTGGTAGTGGAATCGGATTTACTTTTACTGATAGTGGATCTGGAAACCGCCACAAGTTGGAGATGAAGAAAAAACTTGAAAAATCATTGATTACTGTTGACGGTGTTACTCAATACCCATTAATTTACACTCCACTAGTATTTGATTTAGAAAATAATGGTGGTGGAACAATTGGTGCAGCTGTAACTTTCCTATCTCTTTCTGGAATATCTTCAATCAAACCTAGAGATATTCTCAGAGTTGATGATGAATTCTTGGAAATTCAAAATGTTGGATTGGGAACGACTAATAGTGGACCAATTACTGGAATTGGAACAATTCCCGTTATTCAAGTTGAGCGAGGTTTTGTAGGGACTGCTGCTACAGATCATCAGGATGGATCTGAAGCAAGGATCTTTAAGGGTGCATATAATATAGTTGGAAATAAAATTCACTTTACTCAGGCACCTGATGGTAAAGGTAATAATGATAGATTAGATGCAAGTGCTCTTTCTCTACCAAAATCAACTTTTAATGGAAGAGTTTATTTAAGGAATGATTATTCTGGCAATAAAATTTATGATGATATTTCTCTTGAATTTAATGGAATTGGTCGAACATTCTCAATTAAACGTGAGGGTGTTGATACTTTAGGATTGGAAGCGGGAAGTAATTTGGTATTCATCAATGACATCTTCCAAACTCCAGATACCACCAACAATGTGGGTAATAACTATAGTTTTGCCGCAGATGAGGTTACTGGTATTTCAAGTGTAACCTTTACTGGTATTAAGCAAGAAGGAACTGATAATGTAATTATAAATGAATTTGATGTCAATCAAAATCAAATACCAAGAGGTGGTGTTATAGTTTCTCTTGCATCTACGGGTGGTCTAGGTTATGCACCATTAGTAGGTTCCAAGGTTAAACCATTTGTTAGTGCTGCTGGAACTATAACAAGTTTGGCAGGAGTATCTACTTTTAGTGATAAAGTTGTTAGCATTAGCACTTCATTGTATGATGAAAAAACTGGTATTCTACAGGTTACAACAAATGCGCCCCATAATCTTTCTGGATCTGGATCTCAAGTTCATTTATTAGGATTGGAATTCTCCTGCCCATCTGATGTTGTTGGTCAGGTAACTAATGCAGCATATACCCCAAATACAGGTAACTTGGTTATTACAATACCAAATCACGGACTTGTAAATGGTGATGCAGTCAAATTTGAAAGCAATTCACTTACATTTACTTGTTTGATGGATGGCAATACTGATAATAAAACATATCCTCGCCCAAATATTGACCCTGTGGTTAATGAATATCTAACAATTAGTAATGTAACTACAAACACATTTAGAGTAAATGTAGGTGCATCACCTCTTGTTAGCAATGATGTATCAGCAGCAACTTATAATCCAAATACTGGTGTTCTAACTCTTACAATTGGTGCTCATGACTTAATAGTAGGTAAGAGCATCAGAATTGATACTGATTCATTAACATTCACATGTGCTGAAGATAGTCATGGTTCAAACCATACTTATCCAAGAGCAACAGATCCAGTAGCAGATACTGCTATTGATATTACTGATGTTGGAACCACAACAGCAAATATTACCGCTGCATCTTATAATCCATCAACAGGTGTATTAACTATTACATCTGCAAGTCACGGTTTATCAACGAATGATAGAGTTCAGATTGCTACTAACTCCATGACATTCACTTGCGGATTAGATAGTAATGCCACTGAGCATACTTATCCTAGAGCAAATGATCCAATAAGTCAAAAGTGGCAAAAAGTAACTGTAACAGATACAGACACATTTACTATTAATGTCGGTGCCTCAGGTGATACATCACTCCATACCTTTGTTACAGCAAGTGCAGGTGCTTTGATTATGCAAACAGGTGTAATTACGATGAACGTTGGTACTTCATCTAACACTACGGCACATACATTTGTCTCTGCTACCTCTGGAGCTGTTAAGACTGGTGGAAACTATGGTCACAGTTTTGTAAGTGCAACACCAACTGCTGTTCGTACAATTAATTATACTGGTATAACAACAACATTCTTCCCAGATGGTAAGTATGGATATGTATTCCCAGTTAATGGTGTAACATCACTAACAGAATTTGGTGTAAATGTTGGCGTTAGCACTATAAAACACTTCTATGAGAAGGGTGGTGCTATGAGAGAGTATTATCCAAATCTTACTTTTGGATCTGGATATAGAGGTAATGTTGGAGTTGCAGTTACCGATCTTGCGTATGAGCATAGATTTGTCAGTGCAGGAATTAATTCAATTACTGACGATGCAAATGTAACCTATACTGCAACTAACGCAAAATATACCTCACAATCTGGTGTTTTAGTTCTTACTATTCCAAATCATGGATTAACAGTATCAAATACTGTTGGTATTGATACTGGATCTATTGTATTTACGTGCTCCAAAGATAACTTTAAGACAGAACATCCATATCCAAGATCAACTGATCCTGTTGCGGGCACTCAAACAGCGATTACCTCTGTTTCTACCAACACAATTACAGTTAATGTTGGACCAGGTGGTGGAGCAGGAACAGGTGCAAATATTACGGCAACTGTTGGTGCTGGTGGAACCTTGGCATTTAACATTGTTAGTGGTGGAAGTGGTTATGTGAATCCACTAGTAACCGTTGATAGTCCATCATACGAAGATCTACCTGTAACGGGTGTTTCTAGATTGGGTCTAGGCAATACAACTGATGTTGGTGTTGGTTTATCAATGACATTTGAAATGGGTCCATCATCTGTAGGTATTGGAACATCTCATTTTGAAGTTTCAAGATATTTCATAAGTAAAAACGGTTATGCATTCCGCAGAGGAGATGTTATAAAACCAGTTGGTTTAGTAACTGCCGCAGGACTATCAGAACCAATCGATGAAATTTTATTCACGGTTGAAGATGTGTTTAATGACTCTTTTGCATCATGGCAGTTAGGTGAATTTGATTATATTGACAGTAATGCATCTAGACAGGATAGTGTTAGGACTAGATTCCCACTATTCAAGAATGGTCAGTTACTAAGTTTTGAAAGAGGTAACAGTGGTACAAGTGGCGCAGTTTCATCACTAATTGACTTTGATTCTATTCTTCTAATTTATATTAATGGTGTTATGCAGGAACCAGGTGTTTCTTATACATTTGAGGGCGGTACAACGTTCATATTTAAAGAAGCACCTAAAAAAGAAGATAAAGTAGATGTATTTTTCTATAGAGGAACTCGTGGTGAAGATAGTAGTGAAATTAATGTAAATGAAACTATTCAACCAGGCGATGATTTACAGATTTTTAAACATAATTCTATTCCAGGAACAGTAACTCAAGATACTAGAATTGTAGCAGCAATTACTTCAGCAGATACTGTTGAAACTGGTATATATCTTGGAGATGGTATAGATGAAAAATTTGATAAACCAGTTTCCTGGACTAAACAAAAGAGAGATCTTTTAATTAAAAATAATGCACAATCAAAAGCAAGAGATTCTCTCGAAGGACAAGTTTATCCAACTGCAAGAGTAATTAAAAACTTTGATGCAAATGATAATGAAATTTTTGTAGATGACGCACAATTCTTTAATTATGAAGAAAATAATTCTGATATTGTTATTCAGGATATATCTACATTACTATTACCAGAATTATCAAACCCAGTAGGTGCTGGATTGACCGCCGTTGTTTCTACAGCAGGAACTATAACATCGGTTCAAGTTGTTGATGGTGGTAGTGGTTATACTCCATCATCATCTATTGCAGTTCAAATTGCTCCACCAATTGGTGGAATTGGAACAGTATTTAAAGCAGAAATTAAGGAGAGAGTTGGAAGTGTTGGTATTGGATCAACTGTAATTACTGGAATTGATATTTCACAAATCAAAATAGGTCACTTCTTAAATAAAGCATTTTTAGGTAGTGTGGAAATTATTGACGATACATTCTCAGTAATTGGTATAACAACCTTTAATAATGGACAGATTGAACTCAATAAATCTGTTGGTAATTCTGCAGCAGTTACAAGAACTTTTGATTTTGGTTTATATCAAGATCAAGAAAAGGCGGTTGCAACTACTGTTGTTTCTGCTGCTGGTACTATTGCTTCAGTCACACTCACCAATCCTGGTTCTGGATATACAACTACTGCAACTCCAGCATTAATTACAAAATTACCAGATACTCCTAAAGAACTTATTAGTGGAATTAGATTTGTATCTGGATACAGTGGAATTATTACAGGAATTTCAACTGCTGATGGAATTGGAGTTGATAGAGCAATTCGATTTGATCTTGAATTTGAGCAAACTGATGTTATAGATTCTTTACAGGTTGGATACCCAATATTAATTTCAGATACAACAGTTGGAGTTGGAGTAACCTCTATTGATGACAGCGATAATGCTGTTGTTGGTATAGGAACAACATTTGTTGATAATATATACTATGTACATGCTTTTACAAGATCCAATTTAACTGGTATTATTACTGCAAATGTTCTATCATCGACTAATAACGTTGGTATAGCAACAACTACAGGATCAAGATCCAACCCATGTGGATCATTCTCATGGGGTAGACTTGCAGGATTTGAGAGAGGAACTGAAGCGATTGGTGTTGCAGTTTCTGGTTTCACTATTAATTCTGGATTATCAACCTTCCCAATTCTCCAAAGAAGAGGATTTGGACTCAGAGATAATGGATCTCTGAGAAAGGATCTTGGATAATCAATTATAAATATAGAAAAACGCTAGTAATATGTCTGCGATTGTCACAGATCAATTTAGAATTTTAAACGCATCTAATTTTGTGGGTTCGGTCAACGATCCTGACAATTCGTTTTATGTGTTTTTGAGTTTGGTTAATCCCTCGGCAGTTGGATTTGGTAGATCAACTACCTGGGATACCAACACTCCTTCACCTACTGATAACTTGAGTTACTTAGATCATGTAAAAGACACAATGATTTTTGGTAAAAGAATCACTGTTAATGATGTTAGACGATTAGTTAGGAGAGTTGATTGGACACAGGGAACTGTATATGAAATGTATAGGCATGACTACAGTATCACCAATCCTTCACCACAAACAAATTCTACTAGATTATATGATTCTAATTATTATGTAATGAATAGTGATTTTAGAGTATATGTTTGTATTGATAATGGATCATCTGGAGTAAATGTTAGTGGTAATTTTTCACAGGATGAACCTACTTTTGTTGATTTAGAACCATCTAGAGCTGGTGAAAGTGGAGATGGTTATATTTGGAAATATCTATTTACAATATCACCTAGTGATATTATTAAATTTGACTCTATTGAATATATTCCAATTCCAAACGATTGGGATACAACTACAGACGCACAGATTGTTTCAGTTAGAGACAATGGTGATTCTACAATTAATGAAAATCAAATTAAAAAAATCTATGTTCAGGATCAAGGTTCTGGATATAATACAACTGATGCAGAATTAGATATTCTTGGTGATGGTACTGGAGGTAAAGCAGTTGTAAATGTTGTTGGTGGAAAAATAATTTCGGCAACTGTTTCTGCCGGTGGAAGTGGATATTCGTATGGAAGAGTTGATTTATCAACTATCAATTCTGGAGCAACAGGTTTTGCACATCTAATTCCAATCATCCCACCATCTAGGGGACATGGGTATGATATTTACAACGAATTAGGAACTGATAGAGTTCTTGTTTATGCAAGATTTGATTCATCTACAAAAGATTTTCCACTAGATACTAGATTCTCTCAAATTGGTATTATTAAAAATCCAGCAAGAATTGGAGCAGCATCTTCTGTTTTCCAAGAGAGTCAATTCTCAAATTTAGGTGGATTTAAATTATCATCTGTTTCTAATCCAGAAGATGCTGCTCCTGGAAATAGAATTTTCCAATCAGTTTCTGGAGTTGGAACTGCAACAGCATATATGGCATCTTATGATGAAGAAACTAAAGTTTTAAAATATTTCCAAGATAGATCTCTATACTTTAATACTGGATCTTTTGACCAAAAAGATTCTAAAACTATTGTATCTGAAGCAAAAAAAGTTGATTTCAGAAAAGATGGTGGAACTATAACTTCAATTAATAGTTTTAATGGAACAATTGATCAAAATTTCACTGGAATAACTACTTCAATTACAGCAACTAAAAATGTCAATTTGGCAACTCAATTTACAAATGGGATCTCTTTACCAGAGATAAATAAAGGATCAGGGGAAATTATCTATATTGATAATAGACCTCGGGTAAATCGAAACCAAAGACAAAAAGAAGATATTAAAATCATACTGGAATTCTAAAGATGTCACAAAAATCAAACTTAAATGTTTCTCCATATTTTGATGATTTTGATCCCAATAGTAATTTTTACAGGATCCTTTTCAAACCAGGATATCCAGTTCAATCGAGGGAGCTGACATCTCTTCAAAGTATTTTACAAAATCAAGTAAGTTCTTTTGGTAGTCACTTCTTCAAAGATGGATCTATTGTAATACCAGGAAATATTACATATAATCCATCATATTATGCTGTAAAAATTAATCCAACTCACATAGGTTTGAGTGTTGGGTTATATATTGATCAATTAGTTGGTAAGAAAATAAAAGGTCAGACATCACAAATCACTGCCGTTGTTCAGAAAGTATTAAAAAATACTCAATCTATAACTGGAGATTATACCTTATACGTAAAATATATTACTGCAGATGCGAATTTTAACACTAGTCAATTTAGAGATGGAGAGACTCTAATTGCTTTAGATAATGTAACCTATGGAAACACTACAATACCATCAGGTGACACTTTTGGTACTACAATTAATTCTGAATCAACATTTACCGCATCTTCAGTTTCAATACTAGAAGGAACTTACTTTGTAAGAGGTCATTTTCTTAAAATTGCTGCAAATACTTTAATATTGGATCAATATTCAAATACACCTTCGTATAGAGTTGGTCTATTTATTAGTGAGTCTATTGTTGATGCACAGGAAGATAATACACTATATGATAATGCTAGAGGTTTTTCAAATTATGCCGCACCAGGTGCTGATAGATTAAAAATAACAGCAACACTTACTAAAAAAAGATTAACCAATACTGATGATAAAGATTTTGTTGAGCTACTTAGAGTAGATAGAGGTGTTGTCAAAAAAATTCAAGATACTAGCACATATTCTCAAATTAGAGATTATCTTGCTAAGAGAACATTTGAGGAATCTGGTGATTATGCTGTAGATAAATTTGATGTTGAGATTGAAAATTCTTTAAATGATAGATTGGGTTCTGATGGAATTTATTTTGAAAATCAAATCACAGAGCAAGGTAATGTACCTTCAGAAAACTTATTAGCAGTTAAAATATCTCCAGGAAAAGCATATGTTCGTGGATTTGACATTGAAAAATCCTCCTCTACTATTTTAGACGTTAGAAAACCAAGATCAACTGAGCAGGTATCTACTGCTTCTATCCCATTTGAAATGGGAAATAAAGTAAAACTTAATAATGTTCAGGGAACACCTGCTATTGGAATCAATAATAATTTTTCGGTAAATCTTTTTAGTCAGAGAAAAGCAAATAATACCTCAGGAACTGGAACTCAAGTTGGTACTGCAAGAGTTTATTCTTTCTCTCTTTCTGATGCAGCTACATCTACTCAAGCAAATGAATGGAATATTTACCTGTATGATATACAAACTTTTACTAAATTACAGTTAACATCTCCAGTAACAAATGCTAATGATGCACCATTGAACTCATTGGTAAAAGGAACTAGAAGTGGGGCAACTGGTTTTATTCAATCTAAAGGTGATACAAACGCTACTATTACCCTCACCCAAACTTCTGGGTCGTTCTTACCTGGAGAAGAAATTACATTATCTAGTACAAATGGTGATGAATTTGTAGATAGTTTTACAAGATCAGTTACTTCAGTTCAAGTTTTTGGACCAAAAGATATTAAATCATTATTCCAAGCTGCTGGTGGTGGAAATGGGTTAGCATCCAATTTTAGTGGAGATACCATTGGTATAGAAGTAGTTCCAAATAACTTTAGTGTAACTGACGAATTATCGGTTAGCACATTTAGTGGTCAGACTGGTTTTGCTACAGTCAGTGGTAGAACCTTCGCTGGAATTACTACTGATACTATAATTTCATATCAAGTTAGTGGTCAAGATTTCCCAAACTTTAATAGAATATCAGGCATTTCAACCGATTCTTTAAGTATTAATTTAGCAAGTACAACTACTGTTAATCAAATAAACAATGGAGGCATTGTAAGTGGTGATTATAACTTTAAAATTATTAAACCATCGATTCAAAATGCCGATCAAGCGCATTTATATTCAGAATTAAGTTCTAAAAATATATCAAACGTTTCATTTACCGGATCAAATATTTTAGTTCAGAGACAAGCAACTGGAAAATCAACTGATAATAATGGTACTCTGACTGTTGATCGTACTGATGTTGGTATCACAAGTTGTTTCTTTGAACCATATTCCCAAAATAGATATGCGGTATTTTATAGTGATGGTACATCCGCAAATCTAACTTCAGATCAAGTTGTCGTATCCGCTAACTCCCTAGATGTAACAATTAGTGGATTAATTGCCAATCAAAATAATGTTATAGTAAATGCCATTGTTAAAAAAGTTGGTATTGTTAACAAACAAAAAAATTATATTAAGAGTGAAAAGGTTGAGGTTTCGGGAACTAGTAGTGGTGTTACTACTAGTACTAATGGACTAACGTATAATGCATATCATGGTCTTCGCGTTCAAGATGATGAAATTTCTTTGAATTTACCAGATGCATGTAAAGTTGTTGCTATTTACGAGTCATTAGATACATCTAGTGTTGTACTAGATAACCTCAATTTCTCTGCTGGATTAAACTTAAATAACACTTCAGTTCTTGGTGAAAAAGTTATTGGTCAGAGTAGTGGTGCTGTTGGACAAATTGTTACCCAAACTTCCGCTTCACAAATTGAGTTTGTTTATTTAAATTCTGAAAAATTTATTGCAAATGAAACAGTTTCTTTTGAAGATTCTGGTATAAGATCTTCAGTATTATCAATAGGAAAAGGTAATTATATTGATAAAACTAATGATTATATTTTAGATAAGGGACATAGAGAACAATATTCTGATTACTCTAGAATAATCAGAAAATCCGATAAATTTATTCCTTCTAGGAAATTAATGATCATTTTTGATTATTATAATGTTCCTGCTGGCGACAATGGAGATGTTTTTACTGTTAATAGTTACAATGATGAAAGATATGAATCAGATGTTCCAAAGTTTAAAGATGAAGTACGAGCAACAGATACTTTAGATTTTAGACCAAGAGTTGCTCCTTTCTCAGCAACTGATGCATCTCCATTTGCATTTGCTAGTAGAAGTTTTGATGCAGGTTCTAATCCATCATTTGTTGTTGCACCAAATGAAACTTCTATAATTGGATATTCTTATTACCTACCTAGAATAGACAGAATTGTATTGAATAAGAGTGGATCTATTAATCATATTCAGGGTGTTCCATCAGCATCTCCAGTAAAACCTGGTATAATTGATGAATCAATGGAACTGGCAACCTTAGAATTACCAGCGTATTTGTATAATCCAGATGATGTAAAAATAACACTTGTTAATAATAAGCGTTATACAATGCGAGATCTTCGCAATATTGAAAATAGATTAGAGCAAGTTGAAAAAGTAACATCTTTATCATTGCTTGAACTAAACACTCAGGCATTACAAATTCAAGATTCGGATGGATTATCTAGATTTAAATCAGGATTCTTTGTAGATAATTTCAAAGGAACCGAATTTATTGATGTTGATAATTCAGATGCTAATACAACAATAGATTTGGAATCTGATGAATTACGTGCTGATCTTTCATTCTCTTCGATAAAATCACAATTAGCACCAACTACAACAGAGAATACAGATACATTAGATTTCTCTTCAGATTACACTTTAACTGATCCAAATATTAAAAAAACTGGCGATTTAATTACCCTAAATTATTCATCTGTTTTATGGAATGGTATTCAACAGTCATTTGCGACAAAAATTCAAGATGTTAATCCATTTGGAATAGAAAATTATAATGGAAACGTTAAACTAAGACCTTCTTCGGATACTTGGGTGAAAACGCTCAATATGTCTGGAAATATTATTAGATCTCAAAGTGATTGGGAAAATTCATATATTGGCAATTTATTGACTAGTTCTAGACCATCAGATAAACTGAGATCTAGAAACATTGAATTTACTGCTTCAGGATTACAACCATCAACAAATCATTTTGCTTTCTTTGGTGGTAACTCAAATATTGATGTTATACCTAAATTAGTTCAAGTAACTATGTCCAATGGATCTTTCCAAGCAGGAGAAACTGTATATGGATATAGTGATGGTGTCAAAGTAGCAGCGTTTAGATTGGCAAATGCTAATCATAAGTTTGGACCATATATGGCACCATCGGTTACATATGAAACTAACCCATATTTTCCAGTATCTACACAACTTGCTACGGTGTATTCATCATCAACACCAACAATTAATATCGATACATTTTCTTTATCAGATGATTCTGATGGAAGATTTTATGGATGTATTTTTGAAGGAATGACTCTCGTTGGAGAAACAAGTTCTGGTCAGGCAACGGTGGGAGCACAATCTCTTACTACTGATGCAGTTGGAGATTTGATCGGGTGTTTGTTTATTAAAAATCCATTTGTATCACCGGTTCCAGGAACTACATTTAAAAATGGTACTAAAACCTTTAAATTATCCACTAGTGCTACAAATTCATCCAATACCAACGTTAAGTTTACAGAGGCAACATTCCATTCATCTGGAATTATAAATTCAGAAACTTATACTGAAAGTATTGTTACTAGAAGATCCCCACAATCACTTCCAGTAAATGCTTTAAGAAGAGATCCCCTTTCACAAACATTTAGGTCAGATAATGTTGGTGGATTTATAACCGAACTAGATCTGTACTTTAGACAAAAAGATGATAACGAAAGAGTATTTGTTGAAATTAGAGAAACTGATATTGGTGGGACACCTAAAAATAAACTAGTTCAAGATTATGCAAGAATTAGTCTTCTTCCATCACAGATTACAACCTCCACTGATGGATCAGTTGCTACTAGAGTTGCATTCCCATCACCAGTTTATGTACAACCAAATAAGCAATATGCTTTAGTCATACACTGCCCAACATCTGAAAATTATAAAGTTTGGGTTGGTGAATCCAACCAACCAACTGTTGCAACTCAAAATTATCCAGAGGGTGACCAGATAATATATTCTAACCAATATACTGGAGGGAATTTATTTAAACCACAAAATGGATCTGTATGGGAACCTGTAATTTCAGAAGATCTTAAATTTAGAGTTTATAAATCACAATTCTCATCCGTATCTGGAACAGCGTTCTTCCACAATCCAGCAATCTCTATTGGAAGCACATATTCTGCTGTTGATACAAATATTCCAAAACTATCTAATAATCCAGTAAAAACTTTACCTAGAAAAATAAATGTAGGCATGACAACGTCTTATGCCCTTCAAAGTATTTTAACTGTAGGAACTAAGGTTGCAGAATCTGCAAATACTGGAGTTATTGAATCATTTGGTGGAAATATAGGTATAATAACAACAGGACTTGTTGGTATTGGTTATTCAAATGGATCCTACGCCAATGTTCCACTCTATACAATTAATGGTAGAGGTAATGGAGCAACAGCATCTGTTGTAGTTACAAACAATCAAGTTCACAGTGTTTCTTTGGCTTCGACTGGAAACGGATATAGAAATGGTGATTTATTAGGTATTACGACTGCTTCATCAGGTGGTGTTGGAAGAAATGCAACCGTTGTTGTTACTGATGTTCCAAATATTGATACATTATACCTAACAAATGTTCATGGTGAATCATTTGGAATTGATCAGGAAATGTCATATTATGATGGTGATACATTAGTTGCTATGGCGGGAACTAATGTTAGAAGTTCTGCAGTTGCTGATGATTTAAGTACAGGCAATGTATTAGAAGTTAATCATTATAATCATGGTATGCATGATAGTACCAATATAGTGAATATTAGTGGTATTCTACCCGATACTCCATCAACAACATTATCAGCAAATATCATTTCAACAAATACAACAATATCAGTTGCAAATACCTCAAACTTTACTACTTTTGAGGGAAGCGATGTTAGTGGTTCTAATCCAGGATATGCGATTGTAAACGAAGAGATTATTTCGTATATTGGGGTTAATGTTGGATCTATTAGTATTCTGAGTCGAGGAGAAAACGAATCAATTATTAGAAATCATGCCGTTGGTGATTTCATTAGAAAATACGAACTCAGTGGTGTTTCACTAACTAGAATTAACAATTCCCATGACTTACCATTAACTCAGGGTATAGTTGACGCAAGAGAAATTGATAAGTATCATATTGAATTTGTTAGACCTACCAATAAAAATAGTGGCGCTAACCTACTTAATTTCTCTAACTTTGGATCTTTCGGTGGCAGTAATTGTAGAGCAACTCAAAATATTCAATTTAATGAAATAACCCCATATTTTAATTATATTAATCCAGAACAAACTAATGTTTCTGCAACACTCAGAACTGTTTCAGGAACTAGTGCTGGAGGTAATGAAGCATCATTCATTGATCAGGGATTTGAGGATGTGTCTTTAAATGAGACAAATAGACTTTCTACACCAAGAATAGTTTGCTCGAAAGTAAATGAAACTGATAAATTATCTGCATTAACTAGAAGTAGATCTCTAACATTGGGAATTAGAATGCAAACTAATAATTCTAGTTTATCTCCCGTAATTGATCTAACAGAATCTGCAACGTTTGCATTTATTAGAAATAGAATTAATGCACCAGTAACAAATTATGTAACTGATTCTAATATTAGACAAAATATTGATGATCCCCATTCATCAGTGTATATTTCTAAAGTAGTTAATCTGAGAAAACCAGCATCCTCATTGAAAGTCTTGTTAACTGCATATAGAAATTCATCAAGTGATTTTAGAGTTCTCTATAAGTTAATTAGACCAGATTCTAGTGAAGTTGAACAAACCTATGAGTTATTCCCAGGATATAGTAATTTGAAAGATACTGATGGTGATGGTATTGGTGATACTGTTATTGATACTTTCTTAAGTGATGGATCGTCAGATGCACAGACTCGGGCAAGTGTTGATGGTGAATTTTTAGATTATCAGTTTACTGCTGATAATTTAGATTCTTTCACAGGATTTTCTATTAAAATAGTTATGAGTGGTAATAATGAAGCATATGCTCCAATATTCCGCGATTTAAGGGCAATAGCATTAGCATGATACCAGTTGAAGGTCATAAAAACTTATTTCGGGATGAGAATTCTGGTGCTATTGTCAATTGCGATACAATGGAATACAATCAATATATTAAGATGAAAAATGAACGTCAAAAACAAAAGGAAGAAATATCCGAATTAAAAAAAGACGTTCAAATGATTAAAAATTTACTTATGGAGTTAGTCGATGCCAGATCCAAATGAAATTACTCTTGAATCAGTTTCAAAATTATTTGAATATGAAAAACAAGCTAGAGAAATAGATGAATGTAGTGATGTTGACCAATTACGTGATATTTGCAAAATGTATGCAAAACTTTACTTTAAACAGCAAGAGGTTGTTGGTAGACTCGGATTCTAAGGAGTATAAATATATTTTAGATCCTGATAATTACCAAATCGGTATTTCAATATGCCAGACATAAAAGTAAGGGTAGGTCAACAAAACGCTATAAAAGTTGTTTCTTCAATTACTGGAGATACTTCTGGAACTCTTGCTGGTTTAAGTGATGTTAATGTTACCGGTGGTTTACAGAACGGTATGGTTCTTGTATATAACGCCACTACTAATAAGTTTGATGTAACTTTAGAGTTAACACCAGGAACTACACAGAATTTAGATATTAATGGAGGCTCATTCTAATGGCGAGTATCATTAGAGTCAAAAGATCTACTGGTACTTCTGCACCAGCAACTCTAAATTATGGTGAACTTGCGGTTACAATTGGCGTTGGTACGCATGGTAATAGGGGTGGAAGGGTATTTGCTGGAGATAACTCCCAGAACCCACAGTTAATTGGTGGTAGATATTACACAGATCTTTTAAGTATTGCTCCTGGTTTAGTTGCAGGACAAGACAACCCAACCACACCAGCAAACGGTTTTATTCCACTTCTTCTTACTGAAAATGGGGGAAATCCTGGAGGCACTGGTGCAATCAGTCGTCTGCCAAGAGTTGATCAGTGGACGGTAGATAATTTAACTTTAGACGGAAATACATTTTCATCTAATGATACAGATGGTGATATTGTTATTAGAACTAATGGTACTGGTGAAGTTGTAATCCCAGACGATCAGTTTTTAACTTTCGGTGATAGTAAGGATTCTAAAATTGAATATGATGAGAATGGAACAGATTCCGTTCAAGTTACTGGTGCTCCTTGGGTTTATAATACTAATGTAACTTATAACTTACCCACAGGAAGTCAATTTTTAATTGATAATGTTGGTATTTCATCCAATGTTATTTCAACTAGACCTGGTGCAGGAAACGAACTTTATATTGATCCATATCCCGATGGATTCAGTAATGAAGGTACAGTAATTATTAAAGGTGACCTCCAAGTTGACGGTACTACAACTACCGTAAATTCGAGTGCGGTTACAGTTAATGAATCTATTTTCAATCTAGGT